AAGTATAGCTCTGCTCTCTCTTTCGCTTCTTTGGCCTCCTTGAGGAGTAGCTTCTCAGCTTTTGATTCTGGTGATTCTTCTGTCATCGCCATGGGCATTCAGAGAACATGGGCCTGGGTTCGCCCCATTGAGCCATGAACCGTTTCGTTTCCTTGTGGAACCAGAACCGAGTCATTGGCGTATCGCCGGTAGTGCGCTGCTTGCGGACAAGGATCTTGCCGCATGGCACGGTCTTCTCGTAGTTCATGATCTCTTCCCGATCCATCTGGAGGTTTTCCGATTCTGCAACGTGCTCAGACTTCTCCATGTTCCTCCAGACCGTCACGACGTTGTGAGGCATGTCGCCCCACTCGCCGGCGCCACGGATGTCAGCCATGCTCGGTGGAGTCTTGGTGTTCTCTGGGGGTTTACGTGGATGGGCCACGATATGCAGATGGACAGGATACTTGGATACGAAGACCCGCATCAGGTCTGCTGCCTTGGCTTGCTGGGTGTTGTCACCGCGGTCGATGTCCAAGGTCATTACGTTGTCCACCACGAATGTATCGATGCCGTAACGCTTGTGCGCGTGGGTGAAGGTGTTGATCAGGTGCACCGGGTCTGCCCTGTCCATGCTGCGATACATGAAGACCAGCTGACTCAAGTGGTCGTAAGCCTTGTCGAACTCATCCGTGTGGGGGAGGTTCGGATACGCCGTGTAGTTGAGCAGGATCTGGGAGAAGGTAAGCTCTGGCGGTTGCTCAAAGCTGGCCACGCATGCCATCTTCCCTTTGGCAGCATTGCACGCGATCTGATTCTGGACACACTGAGATTTGCCGTGGAACGAATAGCCATACCAGAGGGTCCACTCGTGAGGACGGAACTGCAGGTCAAAGTCGGGAAGGAAGAATGGATCTCCACTGACAAGGTGATCTCCCCGCATAAAGGCCCTGACACCATCCCTCATTCCACCTGGATCAACGATCTCCGCAATGGGCTCGCGCTCGGCGCTCTCGATGGCTTGGCGGATTTCCTCACCACGGCCGCTCCTGAGCATGTCATTTGCGTCCTTGAGGGGAAGGAAGACACACAGGCACCTTTCCTTGCCCAAGCGATCCTGAGCGATTTTGGCGGCATCCTTGCCGGCCTGGTCGTTGTCGAAGAGCAGAACGATGTCATCGAAGTGGCTGAGGAAATGGTAGTCTTCCTCGATCCACTTGGTATTGCTTGCCCCCATTGGGATGGAGACAGCAGGAATGCCGACCTGGTAGCACGACATTGCATCCCATTCGCCTTCGGTAATCACGAGGCGTTGAATGCGTTTGTCTGGGTCACACACGGGCTTCCCGAACAGGCACATGACGGGATCAGCGGATACCCAAGTATCCTTCTTACCGTCAGGGCCAGGGATGATGCCCCACTTCTTGACCATCCCAATGTTCTCGTAGCAGTCCTCGTAAGTGAATGCTGCCCCGCCTGAGCTATGGTTCGAAACGTTGTAGGCTCGGAGCGTTTCTTCTCCAATGCCGCGTGATGCAGCATACTTGATGACATCGGCCTGCAGAGGGCGAAGATACTGCTTGATCTTCTCGGGGTTGGTGGCGCGCGTTACTCCACCGCCAAAGGTCTGCACCGGTTTGATGTGGAGATACTTGGCCAGCCATTCAATCGCCTCCCTGACAGTCAGGTTCTTCTTCTCAGCAACGAGGTGCCAGGCAGGGCCACTGCAGTTCGGATTGGCGAAGTCCTTGTAGTAGCCTGCATTGTCAGCTCGCGTGCTGATCATCATGCTTCCACCCTTCTCTCCAGAGATTCCACCAATCTTGTAGCAGGAGGCCTGCCTCTTTGCGTCTGGGAATAGCTCGAGAACGAACTCATCAATTCGCCCATGCAGGGCGCGTTTGATTTCGTCTAGGTCGTAGAAGTTTCTTTCACTGCTCATCTTGATAATGCATTTCCGTGTTGTGATCGATCACTGACTTTTCAATCTCCTTGAGTGCCGCAAGGGCAGCGTAATTGCTCGTTGCCTTGGCCCATCCCTCAAGGAAGTGCATGAACACGTTTACCCTGTTGGCGAATGCGTAGGCAAAGAACAGGGTGAACTCGTGCATCTTCTGATCCAACAGCTCTACCTGAGATACATCAGGTAGGTTGTTGAAGTGCTTCAGACATTCGCTGCCCTGTGGGCTGAGTGAAACCTTAGTAAAGAAGTGTGTTTGAATCTTACAAGCTACCTCATGGAAGGCTTTGTAAAACTGGACTTCTTCAGCAAACGTTATCCCCTCTTGCCCACTTTCTTGATCTCTTCCCACGGGCCGTTGTCCACTTGGACCTTGTTGGTCTTGATGTTGATCACGATCCTCCCTGTCGGCGGAGCCATCTTGTCTGCTGTTTTTAGAATCCATTCGCCTTCGTTGTAGACGTAGAACTTCGCGCGGGAGTCATCATTGGCTTTGATAAGATCCTCTGCTTGCTCACGTGTTTTGATGTTCTTGATTGTTTCCTCATCCCCGAAGTCCTTGTAGAAGGTGCCAAGCCTTCGGACTTGATCACTCGAAAGGCCAAGCTTCTCAGCCTTTTTGAGAATGAGGTGCTTCACGTTCTCAGGCGCCTTGATGTGCCAGGCTTCCTTGTGGTGGGTGAACGTGAGGTTCGGATACCGTTTGTCTTTGAAGGCACGATACACGGATGCAGCAGTCATGACCGTGTTGTAGCTGCGAGTGTTGGCGTTGATCACTTGGCTGATCTCGAACGTCTCGCCGTGTAGTTCTTGAAGTTCGCAGACCAGAGAGCCCAGCATCCAGCCTTGGCTGCTGTCCATGCGCTCCGCGAGCTTGCCCAGCTTCACCACGTTCATCATCACCTTGTATGACGCTTCAAGCGTGGGCGGGTTGCTCTGGTTGATCTTGCAGACCCCTTGCTCATCGATGAAGAAGTTGCCTTCTTCCGTGTTGACCATTGCTTGGATCAATTGGATCGAAGCCTTTTGAACCAGTTCGTTCTCTCCTTCTTCCTCTTCCTTTTCCTTCTCTTCTTGTTTTTGAGGGGCGGGCTTTTCCTTCTTGGTCTTGGCAGCCTTCGGCTTTTCTTCTTCGGCCTCAGGGGCCACGCCGGCGCTGGCTTCTGTTTTTGGCATGAAGGACAGCTCATCGATGAACATCGAGACTCGTCCTGCCAGTGGGCCGCTGTAATCACTCCGATCAACAATTCCCTTGGTCTGCATTTGCTTGATGATCTTGATCATCACATCGTTGGGGATTTTGTGTTCTTCAGAAAGTTCGTAGATGTCTTCTTCCTGGATTTTCTTGTTTTTGTAGTAGATGTCTTTCATACGGTTTTTAGTCAGACTAAAATTGAGAACCTCAGCAAGAGAAATCAGGCGACAAGCAGGCGCTTCCCGTGATCCACGTTCCGCTCGAAGTCAGTGAATAGGTTTTGGAATGCAGCCGTCTTCACGTTGGCCGAGGTTCCCCACTCGCTGGACATGTATTGAGCATCGGCATCGGTGCGGTTGCTCGACTCGTGAGTGTGGAACTCAGTCAGGGCTTGGAAGGCATCCAGCAACGTCTCTCCACGATTGCCACGGCCACTCTTGAACAGCTCGACTTGGCGGGCAACCTTCTGCTTGAGGGCGTTCGAAGTGACCTTCATGTTGCGGCCTTCGATGCCGGCAAACCAAAACCTTGCAGTCTCCTCGTCCAACTTGTTCATGGCGGCAGACTCCATGCGGGTCTTGACCTTTTCGGAGTAGCCCGTGAAAGACTGGATGCTTTCCTTGAGGCGCTCGATGAACACGGCCAGGTTGGGCGTGTGCTTGGCCTTGCCCACTTGCTCACCATCATTCATGACCATGCCAAAGGTATTGGCACAGACCACGCAGATGTTCGAGTAGCGACACTGGAAGGTAGTGCTCTTGTCGAAGGAATCGATGATCGTCAGGTATTGGCGGAAGATCCGATCACCCAGAACGAATCCTTCATCCAGCTTGATCGATGCGAAAATCTTCTGACGATTGGCAACACTGCCGGCCGAGACGACCTTGTAATCCACTCCCTTGAGCCCTTCTGAGATTACATCCCAGAATTGGTTGATGTTCGAAGGACAGTAGCTGTCTTGGAATGGAAGGCCGATCGGTAGGCCATCATCATTTGCCACAAGGATCTTGTGACCCGAATCCACTTCTTCCAAGAACTGATTCCTGAAAGTCAGTGGTTTGATTTCAACATCCCATGGCATCGAGTTGTCGCGGGTGACGACTTCAACGATTTGGGTCTTCTTGTGCCAGGCTTGTTCAAGGCCGGTCTGTCTGTCGCGTGCTTCAATTTGATGTGCCATTTTATTCAGCTGTTTGTGGTTCGATTTCAGGATTGTAGATCATGAGTTCAGACCATGATCCATTGGAGTAGTAAATTGCTTGGGCCAATTGTGTTGGCCTCTCAGCGTTCATCAATGTGATGAATACATCTGCCTTGTCAGTTGGTGCCAGGATGGAGCATACCCTCCATTGAATCCCTGTCTCATCGCGCCATCTGATAATCCTTCTGTCGAGCATGCCGCCGAAAGAGGAGAATGAATTAACCCTGCTCATGGTTCTTCGTAGGTAAGTTGTTTTTGGACTTCGGATTTGTATTGCGGGCAGCAATGTCTCAATCCGCAGAAGTATTCACAGTAAGTGGCAACACCGACACGCTCTTCAATGTATTGTCCCGGCTTGAGGTTTTCCTCAGCTTCTGCCCGAGTGGCGCAAAGCTTCGATGCCTTCTTCCCACCTGGACGCATGAGGGCAAACGTGGATTCGTTTTGCCACTTTTCTTCACGGGTGCAAGGACGGGGGCTGCCTTTGAGTGCAGCTGAATGCTCGAGGACGCTGCGGCTGAACTCAGCGATGGCAAACTCGCGGTCATAGTCAGCAATGATCGTTTTGATCGGTGACTGTGGGTAACCCGGATCGACCTGGGCGCGCAGGATCGACCAATCACGTTGAATGTAAGTGATGCCAACGATGCTGACCTTGTATCCATTGACCTCGGCAAGGTAGCCATTCATTTG